TCTTCTTGAAGTAACTCGTATGGTGACTAACCTTAATAAAGATTTAGTAGACTCTGGCTATGAGCAATATCAGGCTAGAGTAGAGAAGTCTAATGATGCAATCTATATACTCAGTAAATAGTCTTACCATTATAAATAGTAGCACAATTGCTACTTTAATGGAGAACCTAATGTCTACTTTTAAACCTATGACCCGAGGAGTGTGGGATAAGGTTAAAGGCGGTACGAATGATATGAGGTTAGATATCTTAAAAGATCTTATTAAGGCTGGTCAACCTGTATCTAGTACAGATGGTAAAGATTTGAATATAAAAAATATTCCTAAGAATATAAAAGCAATTGAAGATTTTTTAGAGAGTAACGAGAAAGCGTTTGAGTTAGAGTTAAAGGATGGTAAGACTATCTTTTCTAATGTTATAGGTAAGTCAGCTGTATTTGGTGGTCAAGGTGTAGGTCAAGGTATGACTGGTCAGACATCTGACGCTGAAGCATTACAATGTATTTTTATTGCTGCTATGTTAGGTGAAGGTGTAAATAAACCGTTCTCTCATTATACTAAAGCTTTACTAAAGAGTTATAAGAATAAAATAGATGTAGATGCTGACTTTGAAAGATTCTCTATGTTAGATGGTACATGGCATGAATCTGGATATGTAACAGCTAAAGCGTTAATTGATAAAGGATATGTTACTAAAGATCATACTATACATATGGGCTCTAGAACAATGAAAAATATCTATGCAAAGAAAACAGATGCGCGAAAGAATGAAGGCTTTGCTCCTATGCAGAATGATAAATGGAATCCAGGAGATATATGGGCTGTAAGAGCTCGAGTAGATGTTAATAAAGCATTGAGCGAGCAGAGTCAAGGTGCATGTAATAAGACAGTACTAGAGAACTTTATGTCGAGAGATATAGTAGGTATATCTCTGAAGAAGATTAACAGTTTAAAATTAAAGGCTAAGGTCTCAGAATATAATATAAAGAAGAAAGCTTTGGATACTCATAAGTATAAAGGAGCTACTTTAGAAACTAGAAGAGGTGCAGGTATATGGACGTCTAAGTATGGCTTTATTTACTTTGATAGTAACTCTAAGCTTGATGTTCGCGCGCCTAATTCATTTAATGCTCTTAATATGGAGATACAATTGAATGGTGCTAGAGGTGGTAGAACTGGATATACACAGATAGCATATTCAACTAAGACTCACCTAGGGGTATCATTACCTACTAATCCTCAGTTGAAGGAAGAAGCAATGAGCCTAGCCAGTAAAACTATACCAAGAACATTAAGTCAAACATTTTATAAAATGGTTAAAAAAATAGAATCTAACTATACTGAAGCTGATCATGAACTAGGACTTGCAGAGAAGCAAGGTCAAGGACATTTTATTCACGCTGTGCTAGGAGTGACATATATACTTCATGCTCTAGTAACAGCTAATAGAGCTCAGCAGAATGCATTTATATCTGAGATAGTAAATGTCGCAGGAGCTAAAACTAATGACTCTTCAGCATACGTTAAAGTAGAGGTAGGATAATGGACTTCAAAGAATTTATAACTGAGTCTAAGAATACTCATATGACTCACATAGAGGATAAAGTTCTCTATGGTGGAGTAAAAGGAACTCGTGAAGCTATTATGGCTCTACGTTCGCTGAGAGATATGCTCAAAGGAGAGCATGACGGAAACGTTAGTGTTAAGTGGGACGGAGCTCCTGCTATCTTCTGTGGTACTGACCCATCTGATGGTAAGTTCTTTGTTGCTAAGAAAGGTATCTTCAATAAGAACCCTAAAGTGTATAAGACAGACGCTGATATAGATGCTGATACGTCAGGAGACTTATCTATTAAGCTTAAAGAGGCTCTTAAGTATTTACCTGAGTTAGGTATCAAAGGAGTTATACAAGGTGACTTCCTTTATAGTAAACGTGACTTATCTGTTGCTACTATCAAAGGTGAGAAGTATTTAACCTTTCATCCTAATACTATTGTTTATGCACTACCAGTTAAATCAGATGGCGCTAAGGCTGTTAAGAAGTCTAAGATAGGTATTGTATGGCATACAACATATAAAGGCTCTACATTTGAATCAATGAAAGCTTCTTATGGAGTAGATGTGTCTAAGCTTAAGACATCTAAGAATGTTTGGTCTCAAGATGCTATGCTTAGAGACTTAACTAATATGACTATGAGTAAAAAGGAAACTGCTATTGTTAATGAGCATCTTTCTAAAGCTGGATTCTTATTCAATAAGATTGCTGGGTCTACTTTACGTCAACTAGAAGCTAATCAACAGCTTGCTGGACTTATAGAAACGTTTAATAACTCATATGTGAGAAAAGGTCAAGTCATCGGTGATACTAATAGACATGTTAATGCTCTAATCAAATGGATTGGTGCAAGGTATCAGAAAGAGATAGATAAACGCAAGACAGAAAAAGGTAAAGCTGCTCAACAGAAGAAACTAGATGATATTCTAAGCTTTTTCTCTACTAGAAACAAAACTAGTTTAAAATATATGTTTGATTTACAGAAAGCTATAGTATTAGCGAAACTTAGACTTATAAATAGTCTTAATAAATTAAGCAAAGTTCGCACCTTTGTAAAAACGAATAATGGATACAAAGTAACTGGAGAAGAAGGTTACGTTGCAATTGACAAAATTGGTGGTGATGCTGTAAAGATTGTTGACAGGATGGAATTCTCGTACAATAACTTCAGCAATAGTATATTAAAGGGATGGGATAAACCAGGAAAGTAATATGGATAAGAAATTAGGATTCAAAGACTTTTTGTCTGTTGATTATGCTCCTGGAGAGCCTGATCAAGTTAAATACAACGCAAAGAAACGCAAGGTAGAAGCTAAAGCTGGATATTGTTCAGACAAGTGTTGCGGTTCAGATGTTAAAGCAGAAGACTGTCCATGTCCTGCAGATTGCCCTCACTGTGATTGTAATAAGAACGTAGAAGAAGCGTTATCCCTCCAACAAAGAATGAAACGATCTCGCACGATGAAGAAGTATGCTTCTCGTATGAAGATTGGTAGACAGAAGGCAGCTCGTAGAATGGCTGATCCTAAGCGTCTAAAGCGTCGCGCTCAAAAACAAGCCCGTAATATGCTAGTAAAGAAACTTGCTAAAGCAGACTATAGTACTCTATCCTTTTCGCGTAAGCAAGAGATGGAAAAACGTCTTGCTAAATTAAAACCCCGTATTGATAGAATGGCTAAGAAGCTACTTCCTAAGATGCGTAAACTTGAACAAGAACGTAAGCGCGGTGGCGCACGTCCTACATTAGATAAAGCAATAGCCAAAAATGATTAATTCCTTTAGCCAGTACCTAGTAGAAGAAGAAAGAGTTGTTTATTTTACCTTTGGTAGAATGAATCCTCCCACTACTGGGCATGGTAAACTACTTGATGTGTTAAGCAAGAAAGCTGGACGCAACCCATACAGAATTTATTTGTCACAGACTGCAGATAAGAAAAAGAATCCTTTATCATATTCAGATAAAGTTAAGCATGTGCGTAAGATGTTTCCTAAGCATGCTCGATCTGTAATGATTAATAAGAAAGTACGTACTGCTATTGAAGCAGCTGTTACTCTTTATGATGAAGGCTTTCGTAAAGCTGTATTCATAGTAGGATCAGATCGTGTACGTAACTTTGATATCTTACTTAACAAGTATAATGGTAAGAAAGCAGTACATGGATTTTATAACTTTAAATCTATACAAGTTATCTCAGCCGGAGAGAGAGATCCGGATGCAGATGATGTATCAGGTATGTCAGCATCAAAGCAAAGAGATAATGCTACTAAGAATGACTTCACTTCATTTGCTCAAGGACTTCCTAGAAGTATGTCTAATAACGATTCGCGTCGTCTATTTAATGATGTACGTAAAGGTATGGGACTAAAAGAACAGAGTGACTTTAAACGTCATGTGCAGTTAGATAGTGTATCAGAGACAAGAGAGAAGTTTGTATCAGGTAATCTATTTGAGCTTGGTGAGTCTGTTATCGTGAAGAAGACAGATGAAGTAGGTACAATAACTGTACTAGGTTCTAACTATGTGATTGTTGAGACTGCTGATCGCAAGACTCGTCAATGGTTAGATGCTGTAGAGAAGATAGATGAAGAGTACAAGTATACAGAAGGTACTCCTGAAGCAGCTGCTCATGCTAAAAAAATGACTCCTGGACAGAAGAATGAAGAGGGTAAAGGTCTTTGGCATAATATTCATAAGAAGCGTAAAGAAGGCCGACCTATGAGAAAGCCAGGATCTAAAGGTGCTCCTACAAAGCAAGACTTTAAAGACGCATCAGAAGCTACTGATTATATGTCACAAGCTAAAGATATTATAAGTAAAGATAGAGCTGATATAGCTAAAGATAAACAAGCCGATAAAATTAAACATGACCGTATTCTAGACAGAGCTAGAAGGTCCAGAATGCTAAAAAAGAATAGAGGAATCAACACATGAAAACGTTTTTTCAATTAAGAGAAGAACTAAACAACTTAAACGAAGCAGAAGATAGCAAAGTTACTTCTTCTATCGAGAAAAAAGATCCAGATGCAATGCATATGTCTACTCATGGTACACAGCATGTATATATTGGTGGTCAGTCTGATAGAGAAAACCATTCATACCACGTGCATGA